CATACCAGGTATCCTCCGCTCCGCCTGTCACAACTTCATCGGTCACATCGACGGCATAGCCAGTCTCGCCGGTGGTCGTCTCGAAATACAGGCGGGTCGGGGATGTCTCGATGATGCCCACGTCGAAGATCCCGGCTGCAACGAGATTGGGGAATGCCTCTTCGATGATCGCGCGGCTTACGCTATAGGGTATGTTGAGATCGGTCGTGAGCTCTGCTTCCTCCAGCGCCTGGCTCTCGGCGATCAACTGCCTCTGATACAGTGCATCGAAGCGCTCGAGCAAACGCAGTGTGAAAACCTCCCCAGCGGTCACACCCTTGCTGAGATCACGTGCAGGCAGGTTCTCAGTGCGGCGGATGGATTCCACCAGCTGGAAAGACGCACGTGCAAACTCAGGCGTGTTCGTCTCCTTTTCCAGCACAGGCGCAATACCTGTGATCCCGCGCCCCTGGCCTTTGAAGCCCATGCCATCCAGCACTTCCTTCGATGCCAGCTTGCCATATATCAACTGCCTCTGATACAGCGCATCGAAGCGCTCGAGCAAACGCAGTGTGAAAACCTCCCCAGCAGTCACACCCTTGGTGAGATCACGTGCAGGCAGGTTCTCAGCCCGGCGGATGGATTCCACCAGCTGGAAGGACGCACGTGCAAAACCAGGTGTGCCCGCCTCTCCTTCGATGACAGGCGCAACACCGGTGATCCCTGAAGCCTTGAAACCCTTTTTCTTCAGTTCTTCCATCGCAGCCAGCTTGCCATATTCCTTGCGCTTGCTCTCGGCGAATTTCTTCACCGCTTCAGGCGTGGCGAGCTCGGCCTCGTTGATTGACTCGATGAACATCTCATTCAGTTTCTTGCCGAACGGGAGATCCTTCGTAGCCTCGGTGATCGCCGCATCCACCGCAGACTTGGCCTGCATCGCATCGTAGAGCTTCGCCTTGTCTGCATTGGCCTTCACAGCCTCGATGATGTTCGCATTGGCATCGATCCCCAGCGCACTGCGCAGCGACTCATCTAGCTTCTTCAATTGCTTCTCATTCAGCGCTTCGAGCTGCGCTTCGTTCATGCCCTTGCCAAACAGTTCAGGATGCTCGGCAAGTAATTTCTTGAGTTGCTCCAACATTTCGTTCATGTCATCCTCCATAGATGATTGAGATTCAAATAATTCGGCGGCATTTTCAAAGGACGGTTCCAGCACCAGGTCGAAGCCTGTGATATGCAGTTCCGCCACTTCAAAAATTTTTTCTTCGCCTTCCTTCACGTTTCTGCCTTCACCATAGCCACGCATCGACACGCCAGGCATCACGCCGCTTTCCATAAGGGTCAGGATGTCCTTGCCTTTGCTGGTCTCGAGCACGCGCCCCACCAGGTCCACGTGTTCACCGTTGAACGAAACGTCATCCCACTTCGTCACGGTCTCCAGTAAATTCGGACGCCCACCCTTATCGGATGGATGTTCTGCCTCGCCGAGTACCTGAATGGCTCGGCCCTGCCCTGCGCTCTCGTTCAGATGGCCGCGTAATTCCTCGACCGCCAACTTGAGCACAGCACTGGGATATCGGCGTTTGTTGCCATTGACAACATCCGCCGTCATTGCACCATCAATGCGGATCTTGCGCGGCTGCCCCTCCTGTGCTTCCTCCAGCACAGCCACAACTTCGATCCGCTCTTCGATCCGTTGCCCTTTCTTCCGCTTTGCTCCCTTCTCCAAATTGCGTTCAGCCATTTGGGGAAGGGCTGGGGATGGGGTCTGCGGCTGGTATGCCAGCTCCACGATCTCCCACGCATCCCGCGCAGCAAACACATACTCGCGCTGAGCGGAGCCGTCAGGCGAAGACGAAGCGTCCGCCTTCGAATAAGTGACCTTCCAATATTCATCGGTCTTCAGCATGCTCGGGGAACTCCAATCCGAAACGATCACATGATCGGAGAAAATCTCGTTCATATAAAAATTCATGCCGTAATTCGGGAATTGCGCCCTGAAAGCATCTCTGATCAACTGCATGGTGTAATCCATGCTCCCCTTCACCAGCTCCTCGAGCGGCTTGCCCTTTTGAATTTTCTTCATGATCTTTCTCCTTCGTGCTCTTTGTGTCCTTAGTGGTTAAAAATTGCTCACTGCCACATACTGATCCCGATAATATCTTCATCAAATAACGTACTTGCTTCCACCACAACCGCCTCCGCGCTCGCAGCTTTCTGATTGCCACCATCACCGGCGATCATCTCCACACCGCCGGAGACCGTATCCACATCGTCATCGTGACGGCCCTTCGGGAATGAAGTCGCCTCGCGGATGAAATCCAGGTTCCACGGCCCGCGGATTAACTTCACGTGTCCCATCTTCGCCCGCAGCTGCCAGGGCCTGGCCCGCTCCACCTTGTCACCCTCCGCATCCACTGCACGGATCTTGATCTTTACGAGCGCCTTATCCTTCAGGAACTGTTTCACAACCAGCCTTTGAAAATTATTACTTTCGATGCCCCATTCGACGCCCTCTTCCTCATCGGAAAGCATTGCCGTTTGCACTTGCGGCAAAAACTCATCCAGGTTGTGGACCTTGATGCGGTCACGCAAAAGCAGGTCGCCTGTCTTTTCATCAATGGCCACTGCGATCGTCGAATTCCAATCGCTTGTCTCACTCTCGCCCAGCGCCAAATCGACATAGCGGTACCACTGCAATCCATCGGGCGCTTTCTCGATGATTGGAAAATCCTTGTCATCGAAGAATTCACCCTGAGCCAGGCGCGGCAGTTGCTGGAACAAGGCTTGGAAGTCATAATCCAGCATGTTGGAACGTGTGTTCGCGATCTTCTTTGCATCCGAACGTTCAGGCCACAGCGCCTCCCCCGGTTTTCGCCCAAGCGGATCACCGCTCATCGGGACATAAATCCCACGCAATAAATTCTCTCGATAATCGTCCTCGTTCTTCGGATATTGATCTTCTTCCAATGCGAGCGCAGGTAAAAACACGATTGTCCACTGGTCCGCATCCGGATCGCTGATCATCTGTGCCAGCAATTGACCGACCAGATCCTCCTGATCCCACCTGGTGTGCATGATGATGATCGCCGCGCCCGGCGTATTCGCCACGCGTGGATAAACCACCGACCGGTACCAGCTCATCACTTTCCTGCGATACGTGTCGCTCTCTGCATCCTCGCGGCTCTTGAACGGGTCATCGATCACGACCAGGTTCGCCGGTCGTCCGGTGATACCACCTCCCACACCCGCCGCAAACACCGAACCTCGATGATCCTTCAAATTCCACGAGACAACCGACCGGCTCTCCATGCTCAGCTCGACAGGCTCATCCACCGCTGAGCGTTTGCCGAATAGATTGGCATACGCATCACTGCCAACGTAGTTACGCGTGATGCGGCTGTTCTCCGTGGCCAGGTCTGCGCCATACGATGTCAGGATGATCCGTGTATCGGGCAGATCTCCCAGAAGCCACGAAGGGAACAACCTGCTGGCCTGTTCTGTCTTGCCATATTGCGGCGGTTCGCAGATGATCAGGCGCCCGATCCCCTCGCCTCCCTGCGTTTCGATGAACAGCTTCACCTTCTCCAGATAACCGGCCAGAAAAATATGATGCCTGGCAGGTGTGTACCACGGAGCCACATATCTGCTGTAATCGATCAGGTGACGCCGTGCCAGTGTGCGCCTGGCTCGTTCAGCTTTTGCTAATGCGGGTCTGCTTGCGATCGCGGGATCGGCCATTACTCTTCATCCTCCTTGCGATGCTTGCTTTCTCGTGCGTTGCCTGCCATCTCCTGGATGCGTCGCAGCTCCTCATCAGACAGATCCTCAAGATCATCCGGGTTGCTGTTGATCAGCTTTTTCGCCATCTCCGCAGTGATCTTCGACGATGGTGTGTAAACGCCTGCCATTTCGAACATCAATTTGCGGTCCTGGTGACCCTTGTAATCCGACTCGGTTGCAACATCCACCATCGCATTCAACGCATCCGGCAGCGCATCATAAATGATCGCAGCTTGCAGCATCGAGATAGTTTCGTCGATTGTCGGGTTCTTCTTGCGCCAGGTTGCGATCGCCCGGTCTGAAGTCAGGCCCAGGCATGTGATAGAAAGTTCCTCCTGTGTCAGTGGCCAGCGATACTTCTTTGGCTGCGCCGCCCATGCGATATAAACAGCAACTCTCCATTTCCATCCGCCCTCGATCAGGCGTTTATACAGCTCCATCCAGCGCGGCGAAACTTCACGCTCTCCCAGCACAACCGGTTTGCCATCCAGCCCCTGGATGATGTTTGGCTCTTTGACTCTCAACGCAGACAATGCAGCGAGCGCAGCCTCGCTGGTAACTCGTTCATCCAGAACGGCTTCCTCGATGCCTTCCAGCGGCATCTGCAATTGATAAACTGGCTTCTCCAAACGTCCGTTACTCATTCAATCTTTTCTCCCCTCTCCAAATACTTCCGAAGGAATATTTGGGGAGGGGCTGGGGGTGGGGTCACTTCCTCGCTAAGTCACGGACCGCCGTGGCCAGCAACATAATCGCGTTCACTAAGTCCTTACCAGTGGATTCATCTTCAAACGCCCTCTCCAGCTTTGCCTTTACATTGTTGTTCACACGCAATGCCACGTAACGCGCTTGTCCCTCACCTGTGTTGGAACTCACGCGTCCCCATAAAATTCCATCCATCTCAGCATAGACCTGATACACCCTGAATGGCACCCCGTTCGTATACCCTCCAATCTGGTTTGTTGCTGGCGAGGTCTTCATCTGCTTCCGAATATTAACCACTCCGATTGCAGTGTAATCACCAGGGACCATTTGCTCTTCCATTCAACCTCCAAATAAACTCTTGATGAAAATCCTCGGCAAATTGCTCATGGCAACTGCCCCCCGAACGTCAGGTAGAGAACGGCCAGTAATATCAGCGTGATAATGCTCGGAAGAACCCGGTCTCGTATATACACCCAAAAATCAAAACGCTTCGACAGTGCCGCGTCGATTTTTTGATCCGTGTTTTGCTGTCTTTCCTGCTCCATCTTCTCCCGTGTGATTCGCACATCACGCAGCTCCCGCTTGAAACTATTCAGGTCCTGACCGAAACCGATTTGTTCCTTCTTGACGTTTGCAAGATCCGAACGGATATAAGCCAGCATCCCGAACAATGCAGCCAACTGCTCCTCCTGTCTCATGCTCAGGAAAGTAGCCTTTTGATCTTCAGTCAGTTCTGCACTCATCTCATTCTCACAACACGAGATTGCCATGCAGGCGCACTCGTATGGCTCCGATCTCATTGTGCTCTACAACGCGTCTCAATATGTGTTCTGCCAGTTTCTTGGCGTCATTCGAACCCATCTCGATATCAATGATTGTGATCCGATGTCGTTCAATATGATTCATGGATAGATTTTCAAGACTGACCTTGGACACATACAGTGTGATGGGTCTCATAACATCGATATTATCTTGGATGCTCTCCACACCGGAAACATGCAATGTGACTGGGTTGTCGTCACTATTTGTAGCATTCATGTTGTATCGAAACTACCCGCCTCTGAAGCCCTTGACGCCGGCCTTGGCCAGTATCTTGAACAATCCAACCGCGGTAAGCACGGCCAGCACCAGCTCCACAACCAGGATGGATATTTCGGGATATGCGGACGGCAGCGCGTTCTCGATCAAGCCGATCAGTGCCGCGGCCAGCGTGAGACTGATCTCCTCCTTATATTTACTCAGGAAGGGGACCGTCCATGGGAGCTGTCCACCGATCCACGCAAACGCCAGACCGACAACGGCGATGACAACAGCAGTGATCCCCAGTCGTGTCGCATCAGGCAGCTGCACGAACTGCGCAACTTGCGGCGACGCACATCCTGCAAGAATGAAGCTGAGTGACACAATCAACACAAAAATTTTTCTCATATCGATCTCCTTATTCATCCTCTTCCCCCAAATCGTGCACTTCTATTTGGGGGAAGTGCCCGAAGGGCGAAGGGGGCGGCAAACAAAAAACGCCCGGTGTCAATATAGACATCGGGCGCTATTCGATACTTCACCCTTCACCTGGAAGGGCATCGCTTTATTTTCTACAATCTTAAACCCTCAACTCGAGTCTGTCAAGAGTCCAAGCCATTCCCTAAATACCCGCAGGGCGCAGGGTATTTGGGGGAGGGCAGGGTGGGGGTCATCATCACCCACACCACCGGATACACCTCCGCAAACACGCGCACCTCGAATGCATTCCCCACCATCAAATACAAAATCACCTGCAGGGGCAGTAACACAAATAATGCAGACCGCAGGAACTCGGGCTTCTCCTTCCACCGTCTGGCCACACGATGCCATGTCAATGTGATCAACACCATCAATAAAAACAACATGATCGGATGGTCTGCATGCTCTTTCAATACATGCCAGGGCTGGAAGTAGAATAGCTGCCCCGCATTCCCCTCGAAGATCTTCATGATCATCAACCTGATACCCATAAATACAGCTCCCTGATACACCAACCCAAACAAATAATGCAATGCCTTCATCTTCCCAAAATAATGGACTGCAAAGAAGATGCTCAGTAGAAATATCGTCTCCCTGTTCACGCACCCCAGCGGATAAAGCAAATAGAATTCCTTAAATTTCCCCCGTGCCAGCAATCCCAATGCAAACGCGAAAAACATCGCCGTGCTGGTGTCATAGACCTTGCGGTCCATCTGGATCAACACAAAAAATAATTCCGTGCCTGCCACAGCCATTACGAATGCCCTGAGATCTTCCTCATCTGAAAGCGGTAATAAGATATTTGATTCCATACACCAAACCCACCGCGCACAAAATAACGACCAGAGCCAGAGCCAGGTCAGCCCGTAATCCCATCATCCACACCAGCCGCGCCACAAAAGGGACCAGCGCCCGGTAGACATAAGGCTTCTCGTTCAAACCCAGCACCAGCGCCTCCGCCTGTGGCAGCGTATCCTCGCCGATCCACTCCGCACAATATTGCCATGCCGTCAGCACCACCAGCCCGATCAACAACCAGCGCACTAACCGCTGACTACTGATCACTGACCATTGCTTACTGTTCACTGATTTCCGCTTCATCCCATCCTCGCCCGGTTTTTCACCCGCGTGACCTTCCTCACGCGTCCCTTCGACAGACGAGCCTGCAGCTGTGTAAGTTGCTCCTGTCTCAGCCCGCGGATCAGATCCGCCAGCGCATCCACGCTGATTCCCCATAGCGTCACATCATCGCATACTTCGCAGCGCACTGGCACCTGCCCCACCAGCGGCCCGATCACATCCACATCCGCGGGATGCTCCGAATCCATATCGATCGCATGCCGGAACAACATCAATTGCGGCACGGCATTCCCATTCCAGCGGATCATCCCCAAAATATGCCCGTTCCTGCATCTCCATTGCTTTTCCATAAAATCTCCAATTCCCTTCCCCTAAATACTCCGCCGCTCCTTGGCGGATATTTGGGGGAAGTGGCCGAAGGCCGAAGGGGGCCTCATCCTCCAACCATCAAACAACCGGGCAATGCCCAATCTGCTTCCATCAACATCAGATCCTCGATCTCGATCCCGTTCTCCACTTGCGCAGGCTTCGTGCGGATAAATGCAAACGCTGGCCATCTCAGGAACAACTCGAAATACCGCCAGGCCGCACAACGCATCCCCTCGCTGACCCTTTCCCCTGACATCAGCTTCCATACCACCAGCCTTCGGAACTTCGGCCATCCCTCGCACTGGAAATCGACCGCTTCACGCGCCGGCCAGCTTGCCTCCCCATAAAAGACCCGCAGCGCCGCTGTGTCGTAGCACCGCACATGCTCCAGACCTATGGCGGGCCCCGGCACGAACAGCCTCATCCGCTCTTCCCTCACCGGCGAATCGCTGATCAACTTCACTTCCCTCATCCCCTCCATCGTCAGCCGGTTGAAAATTACCTCTTCCATCTGGCCACCCGTTCACTCGGCTCGATCCAGCCCAATCCGCAGAGTTTGAAATAATAAATCTCCTCGGGCGTCTCAAACTTCATTTCAAAAGTGCGATCCCATACAGCTCCATCTTTCACATAATAAGTATCCGGCAACGCGCCTCCGTGCATTTTCTTCGTCACCATCCAATGACTGAAATCTGCAGGTCCAGTGCGGATCACTGACCGGACACCCCATGTCGCAGGCGGCAGCACCAGATACATTTCCACGGAGATGCCGGCGTACTTCAAATAAAATTTCT